GCGCGGTCGGCGGCTGTGTTGGCCTTGCCGGTTGCGACTATGGCATCTTCCTTTGCTGCATTAACAGCCAAAGCAGCCGTATCCGCCAGTCCTGCCTTTTCATTGGCCAGAGTAGCGGCAACATTGGCTGTATTTGCCGCCTTGTCTGCATTTTCTTTTGCCGTGTTTGCGGCCAAAGCTGCATCCGTCGCCGATTTTGTAGCAGTCTCGGCAGAAGCTATGGTATCATCCGCACGCTCTACAGCCGCATTAGCATTTTCGGCGGCAGTTGTAGCCGAGGATGCTGCTTCATTCGCTTTATCCGTTGCGGTATTGGTATTTAATGTTGCCGTGTCAGCCTTTGCTGCTGCATCATTGGCCTTTCCTGCGGCTATATTGGCTTCAACAGTTGCTTTATCTGCTTCTTCCTTTGCCATATTGGCTGAAGCTGCTGCGGTATCGGCATTCTCGGCTGCGGTATTGGCTATACCGGCTTTTTCCTCCGCCAATGCAGCGGCAGCAACAGCCAATTTGGTCGCTGCATCAGCATCTCCGGCAGATTGAGTTGCTTGACCAGCTGCGGCATTTGCTAAAGCTGCGGCATCATTTGCAGCCTTGGTTGCCGCCTCTGCGCTCACTTTTGCGGTGTTTACATTCGATATAGCAGTATTAGCTTCCTCCTTAATTTGGGACATCTGTTCACGAACCTCTTTTGCCGCATCCGTTGCCGGCTTCATAAGTTCGGCCTTATCAGTCTCTGTCAGATCAGAAAAATGCAGTTTCAATTGATCCACTTCTGCTGGTGTCAGATCGGAAAACTTCATTTTCAATTCTTCACGGTCGAAAATATCCACGTATGCACTATCCGGCTCACCTTCGTATTTCATTTGAAGCGTACCGTTCAACTTTCGAAAAACCGGCTTCTCTCCTTTCGGCCCACGAATTTTCTCAATTTCCAACAGATTCTGCCAAGCACCATTAGCTCCTTGTTTCCAAAGGATGTATTTATCGTTTATCCCTAAAAACGCACTAAAGCCGGGATCGCCCTGTTTACCTTTCATTGCAGAGGGCAAAGCACGCTTAGGTCTCCCACCCTGAATGATCAGGATCATATCATTATCGGTTATTGTTCCGGCTGCCGGAAGCAAATTAGCCCTGATTATTTCAAATTCTTCTGCCATATCAATTGAAAACTATTATTCTACCTTGCTCATCTGCCAATAATCCCAAATCCGGATCCTTCAGCACACGGTAACGAACATCACCGCCGGCATCTATCCAACTCACCACGGGAGCAACAACAGAAATAGTGAATCTTGCTCCTATCCGGTTCTCCTGCCAGACTTCCACAGAAAAGGACGGGCAATCCGTATAGTACACCTGAATGATACCATCCAATGTCTTAATATATAATTCCTGATTTCCTACACCGGATATCTGGCTAAAGAATGCCCGATAATTATTCAGAAACTCTTCCACACTGCCGGCCAACATCCAAAGGGACAGTTTTATTTCCCGATGCAGGGTTTTGATTGTCGAAAGGTCTACCGTACGGCCATCGGTGAACGGCGCCTTAACCGCAGGATATTTCAAGATGTCCTCCTGGTTATCGTCCGATCCTATACCGAAGTCTGCAAAGTCTATCCCATTAATCGCATACTGCCCGCGAAGCCCGATACCGCCGGCCGGAGTTGCCGGATAAATGGCATGATTGTCCTCGACAAAAGAAAGTTCAAACACAGATACGTTCTCCCCTGCATTAAATGGCACAGGCTGTTCGTGAGAAGAGCCGGCATTGAAGCGTAAGCGGTTGGTCATACCGGCAATAAGATTGAATTCCCGATAGCTCGGTGCGGACAGATCAGCAACAAACTTTCTATACCCAGACCAGAACTGCTCAAGCGTTTCTGCCTTCATGAGGAATTTCAACTTGACGGTCTTAGGTTCGAACTCCACAACCGACAGATCGGGATCGATTCCGTCGGCTTCCGCCCAGTTGTTATATTTGACTGCCTTACGTTTGGGGTATTTCAGAAGATCATCAAAAGAGCCTTCCAATAATTTACATCCCCATTCAGTATATACGTCTTTTCCGTCTATTGTCATAATACACGTGCTGTATGGTCTTTATGAGTTATTACCTTACCGCCAGCGTTCTTTACGAACACCACGGCATAGTTACTCGCATGGATCTCGGCTTCCGCCCCGTGCATCAGGATCACGTTGTAGCGGCCGATCGTATCAAAATGAAGGATTGCCTTGGAACCGGCCAGGAATACCTTCACCGGATTCGTCAGTTTCACGTCCGTTTCGATATAGATTCCCATGCTTTCGGCCTTCTTGCCCCGGAACTCCCGTAATTGTTCCATAGACGGGAAATTATTCTTCGTGCAGAACTCCGTACCCTGCGGCGTCAGCAGAAGGCGCATAAGCTCTTCTTTATTTTCCGTACCATGCAACAACCTACAGGCACCTAACCGGTTTGCGATCTCAAAAAACTCTTTGTCCATCATGTTACATTTTTACTTTTACGTTAATAGTACCTTCCAGGGCATCAACCGTGCCTCTAGTGTTTTCCGATATCTTACCGGCAACCTCTTTGATCTCTCTCGTATTCTCGGCGATCCGATCGGTATTCTTTTCCACTTTATCTGATAGTTCGCGGATGGCCTTCACATCTTCCCAACCTCTGGATTGCATATCATAGATCAGCCTCATTTGTTCACGGATCGGTTGCATACCGCCACGGATATCTTCCAGCAGGATACGGACGGCCCCGGTCTGACCGGCCAATAGGTCGATGCTTTCTTGGGAGGCTTTGGCATACGCGCCTTTCAGGGTATTTTCGGATATATCTTCTTCTTTCTCCGGTTCTTCCACCTCATCTTTCATCAGGCTATCAGCCCAACCGAACTGCCTGTCAATCTCCTTTTGCAGTTCTTCCGCCATGTTATAGATATAATCCTGTTCCCAGCCGGAAAGGACATTGTCGGCATAGAACTCCTTCAGTTTGTCACGAATCTTCTCCATCGCACCGGAAGACTCCGTTGCTGCCTTGATGGATTCTGTGACCATCTGGCGCATCATCTTTTTGACAGTATCCTTTGCCGATTCTGCCCGGTCTTCACCGGAAGCCCACGCTTCGGCTTGTGCGTTAGCGAAGTTGTCAATGGCGGATTTCAGGTCTTCACCGAAGATAGCGTCCACGGCCTTCTCCTTGTTGTCCGCTATGACGTCGTTGATTTCCTCGATTTGTTCCTGCCACTCCTTGATACGGCTGTCATCAGTTTTTTTCTTGTCCTGTTCCTCTCTGATCTGTTGCTGGATAAGGATCTTCTGTTGCTCCAGCAGCTTGTTGTTCTGCTCAATCATTTTGGAAGCATCCTTTGAATAGGCCTTCTCGATTGACTTTTCCAACTTACCGTAAGATTTATCCAATGTATCAATTTGATCCTGCAACCGCTGGATACGTTTCTCGTTCTTCTTGTCATGGATTTTGGCGATGGCACCGGCCAAAGATGTAACGACACCAATGGCAGCACCGGCAGACGCACCGAGTGGACCGAACATGGAACCGGCTTTCGCACCGTTCATTGCAGAACTTACAGTGTCCATAGCCACACTGAAACCTTCAGCTATCCCACCGAATACACCACCGAACGAATCTCCGAGCTTCGAAAACGTGTCAGAGAGGAACTGTCCGGTCTGCATAATTTCACTCATGCCCTCTTCTATTTCTGCCAAACCTTCTTTTAACTTCTTGGCATCACTTTCAGAGGTAAAGACTTTTTTCAAGCCATTTGAAACTTTATTAAAAGAGGTTTCCATTTGGTCAGCTTCACGGCGAACATTGGCTATTTCATCCTTGATGGCCTTCAACTGATCCGGTGACTTGCGAAGCACATCAAACTGTTCTTTGGTAATACCGAATGAATTATCAGATGAATATTCCCCTCTTTCAAGAAAAGACAAGAATTTTTCCGCTTCATCCGCAATGGCACGAATAGAGGTGATATTCTTTTTACTCATATCATCAAACAGCCGGGTGATAATGGAGGTACTCTTTTGGGCTTCATTATCCACGTCTGCCAGTTCCTTTTTCATACCTTCTGCAAGGGAAAGCCGTTCACCTTCTGTTGTGGCCTTTGCTATCTTCTCATTATAAAGTTCCGTGATAGCCTGACGCTTTTCCAAATATGAACCATATTCTTTCAGGTATTCGTTCATGGCGCGTTCTTCTGCTTCAATCTGCTCATGGATAACATCAGATGTCGCATTTCCTAATTTGGCCCCAGCATTGACTTTTGCCATTCGGATCTCAATCGTCTGCTCTTTGGTCAACTTTCCGCCTTGTGCCTCTCTCCATTCTTTTTCTCTTGCACGGATAGTATCCAACTCTCTGTCATAGTCAAGATTCAACTGGGCGATCTTCTTGTCGGAACCTTCTTTCATCAGGTCAATTTCGGATTGCTGGTTTTGACGACGAAGGGATAAAAGTTCCTTTTGAAGTTTTTTCTGTTTCTCAAGTTCTTTCTGATCTACAGGTTTTGCAAACTTCGTCTCTTCTTGTTCTGCTTGGCTATTTACCAAAGCCTCTGCTTTTGTACGATCTTTTAATCCTTGTACAACAATCTCTACTGCTTTCTCATGTTCTATCTTTAGCTGCTCATTCCGTTTTCGCAACCGACGTAATTCAAGTGCTTCCGGGAAGCTAGTGTCAATCCAACTTTTTTTATCTAATTGAGAAATCCGTTTACTATTTTTAGCCATCTCTTCTTCAATGGAATTCACAGTGGCACGTTGTTGTGCCATAGTACGATCATCTATCGACTTGGACAACATCTTGTTGACTTCAACCATATCCATTAAAAGGAATTTCTGTAGAGAAAGATTCTTCAATTCATTCGGATAAAGCTCTTGTAACTTTTTATAAGCTTCAACCTTTTGCAAAGTGGACTTATTTTCATCTTGCAACACACCCAACATTTCTTCCGTCTGGCTTCTCATTCCGTCAGACCATTCTCTCATTTCTGCGGCTCTCTTATTATGAGCAGCCAACGCCTTTTCCGAAGCTGTAGCCTGTGTCGCAAGTTTGAATATTGCATATCCCAATGCGGTAACACCTGCCACAGCTAATACATATGGGTTTGTAAGAGCTGCCTTTCCTGCTGCCAACATAGCAACAGCCTGTTTTCTTAAAGCACCGGTAAGTAATGCTGTAGCTGTCGTATGTTGAATTGTCGCTAATCGGCTTAGAGCAGATGATTTTACATACGAATGTTGAGCTACCTGAACTAATAGAATAGCTGTTTTATATGAAAGAAAAGCTCCAGCTGCATTCTTTACCAACGATTCAAGGTTTAATATTGTACCTTCTATATCGTTATTCTCAAATGCTTCATTAAAAGCCTTGGCAATATCGGAGACTTCTTTCAGAATCTTCTCTCCCAAAGGACGCAAATAGACCTGTACATTATTAGCCAACAATATAAGCTGATTGTCTGCAGCATCTTTCATCTTCTCAAACGCAGCTTCCGTAGCCCCTAAAGAGTTCTGTAACTCTCCGAGATCACTCGCTGCCGACCTTGCATTCTTTCCGGTCAAAGCCAATGTTGCAGCCAATCCTTCATCCGTACCGAGCATTTCCTTCATCTTAGAAGCGGAACCGCCAGCCTTCTCGTTAATCAACTGCAATGCTTCTTGGAAAGTACGTCCTTGGAAAGCAGCATCTCCAAGTTCTCCGGCAGTACCCTGGATAGCAGCCCGGATTTGGGTCATTGCCTGCGATGTCGGCGTTCCTTGTTTGGTCAATGAAGCGACTGCACCCAACACCTGATCAATACTGATCCCGTATGCGGCCGCAATAGGTGCAACCTGGGCTATGGAGGCTCCTAATTCGCCAAATGTAGTCTTACCCAATCGGACAGTTGTAAAAAGCTGATCCGAGACTGTACCGGCCTCCTCTGCTGACATCTTATAAGCATTCAGGATCGTTGTAACAGCATCGGCTGCCGTCTCGGTTTCTGTAAGCCCTCCCACGGCTGCTTTAGCCGAAACTTCTAGAATCTTCATACCATCTGCCCCATCATGACCGGCAGAAACGATACTATAAAGTGCTTTAGCGGCCTCCGGAGCCTTGATCGGTATCTCTTGGGTTATAGACATAACCTGATTCATAAAACCGGTCATATCATCCGTCACCTGCGTGGAAATGGTCGCCACTTCCAGCATGTTCTTCCGGAACTCTTTTTCAAAGTCGTATGAGCTTTTTGCAGCTTGTGCAAAAGCAGTTGCCGCACTGATACCGATACCACTGAATATATCAAAAGAGGTCACCTCGCTTGCCAGAGTCTTGATAATTCCCATAGCCTCGCGTTTCCCTTCGTATAAACCGGAGTTGTCGATACCAGTAGCCATAAATAAGGCTCCATCCCTATTTTTGATTCCCATAATCCGTTTATGGTAAAATATAAACTAAAAGCATTTGTATTCAGGAATCTTTTGTATATTTGCTGTATGAGTCCAACGGTTTTTTATAAAAATGGAATGCGTTTCTTTTTCTTCTCTTTAGAAGAAAACAGAATGCATATACATATCAGACAGGCAGAAAAAAAGGCTAAAATTTGGATAGAACCTTCTATTTCTTTGGCTGAGAATAAAGGTTTTTCTTCAACTGAAATTTCAAACATACTAAAGGAGGTACAAAAACATGAGCGCATTATTAGAGAAAAATGGAACAACCACCGCGGAAGTAACAATGATTAATGCACGCGGTATCCTCCTTTTCGTAGGAGGAAAGGAATATTATCTATCGTATGACAGATATCCTTGGTTTAGAAATGCAAAAGTTTCGGATGTATTGGATGTAACCATGCCGGATGAAGAATCGTTGCGTTGGGATGCAATCGATGTGGATCTTGAGATCGACAGCATAATTCATCCGGAACGTTACCCGATATCTTTTTAACGAACAAAGCCCTGCTAACTTCACAGTCCGCAGGGCTTTCTTACTACCAAACAAATCAAAATTTATCACTATGACAAAACCTTTTCTCTATTTTCAATGTAATATATAGTTATGCAGATAAAACTTTCTTTATCCGTTTCACATGGCCTGTATCGAAGTCAACCATTTCAACCCATTCTCCATCTTCCTCTTTAATTGACGTATCTTCCGAATGAAAATCTTTGACCCTTCGACTCATCAAATAACCACGTTCACGAAGCATGCCGACCAACAAAACAAAGCTGCTATCCAATATTTGTTCATGAGAATAGCCGAAAGCCTCGTTGCAGGTCACTAAGAACATGAAGCTGCTTTGAGGGCCTTCTTCTTCCATGTCTCGCTGTTTTTCTGAAGGGCTATTATCTCCACTTCGCTTAACGGGCTCACAGCTTCCAGCGCTATGATAGTACGAGAAAAAGGGTTACAGCCTATCCGGTACAAGACGGCATTCAGAAGGATATAGATATCCTCCCATGTACAGTTGTCTTTCAGAACTTCCCGGAACCAGGCCGGCATATCACCTTTCTTATTATGAATGCCAAGGCATACGATTTCAAAAATAAGTTCGTCATATTTGGCTATCAGTTCGGCGACTTGATTGGAAAATCCTTTATTCTTATCAGAAATCAAAACCTCTCTATCCTCTTTATCGATATAAAGCAAAAGAGGCTTTATTCTAAACCAGGTGCGGACAGTGATCGGAGTTATGGCGATACTATCCCCTACCGTCTTTCCTTCCGGTAATGATTCAAGCCGGGTAAATTCAAACGGAATGGTTACCGGCTGACAAGAAACGGATTCACTTTCTAACTGGAGTACTTGTTTTACACTCATATTTTCGATTAAAATATAAAAGCCCCGGATAGTTCCGAGGCTTTCGATAACCTAAACAACAGTCCTTAATTATTCTGCTGCTTGTACGGCTTCTGTTTCTGCGCTTGTCTTCTCTCCGGAATACAAACCGTTTGCCGTAAACTTGACAAGGATTTTATCGCCTTCATTTTCCGGCTGGATCATATAACTGTCACCAATAGCCCCCTCAATATCTTGGGCTTCTCCCTCGCCATCCACTTTACGTTGCCATTGGAAATCACCAGTCGCTTCCGCTGGTGTCAAGGTGGCCATAAGCGTTTCACCAACTTTGGGTGTACCGGTGATTACAACTGCCGTTACCGGAGTAAGGGTTACATTCATCACCGCCCGACCGAACGAAGATCGTTGCTGCCCTGCAGAGGTAATTGCTGCCAAACGGGTACATTTAACTAGCAAAAGGTCTGTTTGTTCTGAAGACGGAGCCTGACTCAAGCGGGCACTGACTTTACAAATGGCAAATGTATATTCCGTATACTTACCTTTGTACGGTGTTGTCTGTATCTTGAACGATTTGCGGATATTTGGAATATCAATTGGAGCATTCCACTTACCACCACTTACAGAACCACCACAAAACGCGAGCATCTCCTGAGCTGTCGGCGACGGGATAGCAAATTCAAAACTATCCGGGTCGCCAGCCTTATCGAATGACTCCCAGGGATCTTTCATCCCTTCCGCACGGAAATCGACAGAGGTCGCTTCATTGAAATTGAAAGCAACTGAGCCTTCATGAACGATCGGACACTGTGTATAAATAGAGGCCGGAACACCATCACCGGGGTCACCATATCCTAAGAAGGATACGCCTACCGCCAAACTTCTTTCATTAGCCATATTCTTAATCTATTTCTGTTATTACTTCAAATCTTATATTCGTACAATCGAAGCCTTCTTTTGCTTCGCCAAGAGGTTCGGACCATACGATCCGAGATTTCCAATACATGCCGAAAGGAGGTCTGATGTTTCGTAGCGCAGACTTAACTTTTCGTGTCACTCCTTTCATTAACTGACGGTCAGGCATACCGTTCTTCTGCTTTTTCACAAATACATTGATATTGACCGAACCTTTATTCACAACCTCTGTTTCATTTAGCGTGAGCATCCGGACTGTGATGTGGTTCTTCGTTTCCCCATCACCGGAGCGATCCTTGTACAGGATAAAGCCAGTACTGACCGGTTCAATCGCATCATACACGATATCTACTATATCAAACTGATCAGCCATATCAATATCCTTTCTCCGTAAGTTTGTCAAACAATATCCGACTTTGCTTCCTGATCCAGTCTTCGGTATGTTCTGAGGCAACGGAAATCACATCCAGATTTTCGATTGCTTCCACATATACAGCGTATGGCATGGCGGCTACACCGACCAATATCCAGCCATCCGAATAGACAGAAGCCAGTTCAGAGACCAATCGTTTCGCTTCACGCATACCAGTATGTTTATCCGTACCTTCTTGAGATTGCTCATAATCCTCTTTTAGCACATTGCCATCATGAATGATTGCATAACCAATAGAGCTGCGAAGATTTCCTGTCCGGTCTTGATAGCTTCCTTTCTTACGGGCTATCTTCACGAACTCTTCCCCAGCACGCTGGAATAAAGCATAGGTACGTGCATTCGCCCAATCATCTACGTTGTACTTAAACCAGCGTTCCACTTCTCTATCGCTCCACATCGGAGTCAAACCACCTTTCTTTGCCATAAGCTACACATAGATTACAGAGTGAGTCTGAAACGGTTCCCAGCTAATGATATCCACATCAAGAGCGATACTGTCAATCCGGATATGCTTCGCATTTTCCACAGGACGGGCCTTTGTCGAGAACTCACCGTGTACGATAAATTCCTTCCCATCGACATTCCGCTTCAATTGCTGTCCGCTATTGGATGGAAAGTATTGCCCTGTGACCTCTATTTCCGTCGGTTCTCCGGCAACCCATTCCCCTTTTACCAATTGTCCGGATTGGATTGTTACTATTGCCTTATGTGAATACCGTCTTACCATCTGTTTCGTGCCCTTCCTTTTGGAACTTCAATCTTATTCCCGATCAATTCTGCTTTCTCCGGTTCTCCACCTTCCCTATACAGCCGTTTTGCCGTAGCGTCATACCAGGAACGAGGATAAGTGATAGAGAGTTTGTTTTCTGTGAAGTCCGGTAAACCACCGACCATTGAATACAGGTCGGCAGCCACCTGCTTTTGTTTTTGAATATCGATTGTCTTACTATCCTCTGTACCTTCAAAACCGCGTCCCGGCAAAACAACGTTATCCAAAAAATCTTCACAATCCGCGAGACCGGGATAAGCCAGTATTGTATCTCGAATCGTCTTAGCCATGATTGTTATTCTCCGTTTTCAGTATCCTGAATCGTCTGATCTTCCGGTTCAACAGTTTCACCTAAGAATGTTGCCGGGATATCATCCGTACCTTCAGTATCTTCAGATGCGTTCCAATCCTGGCCATCCACCTTCATGATGAACATGGCATCCGGATCGTTTACGACAGGGATAGCATTTGCTTCTGCTTTCGTCCATTCCTTGAACGGTTCCAGTTCAGACCATTTGGTAACCAATACCCAATCCTGTTTTACCATGAGGGCAATCTTCTGCAAGGTAGCGGAAGATTCGGCTGCAATCGGTCCGTGCTGGATATCACCAACCTTCAAATCTTCCAAGAAACATACACGTTTACGCTCCCATGGATTGATCGTCTTACGACGATGAGCCTTATCCTCGATACGGACAGACGGATTCACAGTAATGATCTTCACCGGAATTTCCTGTTCGGCCAAATACTCGTTGATAAGATTTTTCGTCACCAATATTTTTGAAGACGAATTAACCCATGCCTTCAATGTGTCGAATGTTGATTTCTGCTTCTTCAACAAAGAGAAGTCAGCCACGTGCATCACTACATAGCGAATCGTTACTCCCTCGGCAGAAGCAGCAACAACCGTATCTTCGATATCCTGCAAGCCGTTAGCCGTTGAAGCGTTGCTCCAATCTACAGAAGATTTACGCTGGTTCTTCTTCGGCATACCGCAACCAACAAACTCAGCCGTAACGACACCGCCATTATTCTTTGCCGACAAATGGAAACCCGCACGGCTCATGAGCTGCATACACCACCATTCGAAACGGGCACGGACGGAGTTATACACGAAATCCTGATCCTTGAAAGCCAGGTTCAGCAATGCCAATTGGTCTGCGTCACCCTGTGCGTCACGTTCCAACTGTTTGTACTCGTTGTAATCACTTTCGTTCATACCACGCTTAACGGCTGTCTTTGGAATATCACCGGACAACTTGCTGATTACCTCGCGCGTCTTCTGCGGAGCGGAAGCGTCAAAAGAGATCACATCTGCCATTACCGGAGCACCCTTCTCGCCGGTCAGTGTCTCCCACTTCAACGAAGTCTTTCTTTTCACCCCGAAGAAGTTCGGGAAAACGACTGGTTTCACATGGCGGGTATTCAAACGAGCTGCCATGTTCTTTTTATTCACCTGTTTAATTAAACTTCTTTCCATATATCAGATTTTAATGGATTACACAAAACGGATAAACGACATTAATGTCTTTAAGTCCTTATCTACCGGGAACGGCATACAGGATTCGTTTACCGTACCTCTTACCAATAACCCGGACTGCTGGTTAGCTACAGTCAAGTCGACTTTATTCATCGTGACGACCAATTCGCCATCATAAGGTAACTTGGCGGCTTTCGCAGCCTGCTTGTCTTTAGCCTGAACCAATACTTGACCTTTTGTTGCAGCCCCAATCGTTGCTGCCAACGTAATCGTATCGAAATCCGCATTACTCTTATCGATAGCTGTGATCTTATCGGAAGCGCCAGTCAAAGCGCCACCAATCGTCACGAAGTCACCCACACCGAACAGATGATTCTTGGCCACCTTATAAGTTGTTTCACTACCAGCATCGGAAGCCATTGCCGTCTTCAATACATGATACAGCCCTGTTTCCGGATCTTTTACTACTATTACAATCGGAGGCAGTTCATCCAACGCCTTGCCATTGAACAAAGCGTTCTGCAAGTCTCTGCGGTCAATCGTCCCGCCACCGATCACATCCTCAATAATCTTTTCAATTCCGGGAGGATACTGGAATTCTCTTTCTCTTTTTCTGTACATAACGTTACACTTTACTTGGATTATTCAATACCCAGGTTTACCACACCGGGATTATTTGCACTATTATCGACGTCCTGATCCATCAGCTTCGCCCAATCCGCTTCGGAACGGTCCTGAAGATTTACGGAACCGGGAGCGTAATCGCCACGAGCCACAGCATCATCGATCGCCTTTTGCTGGATTCCGGTATATTCTTCGGATAGTGCCTTGATCTGATCCTCGATAGACGTTTCAGAAGCCAAATCCACACGTCCCAGCCAGCTATCCGGAAGACCGGCATCTTTCAACTGCTTACGGACTATTTCTTTCTTGGCTTCGTTTGCCGAGTTAGTAATAGAATCGCCTACCTTCTTAGCCATATCATCGACGCTCTTCTTCATACTTTCCAGATAAGCTTTTACTTCCGGGCTAAGATCCTTCAACAGCTCTTCTTCCGTTTTCTTATTCTTATCCGGATCTTCCACCTGTTTACCGTCTTTTAATCCATGTTTTGCTTCGTATGCAGCGACCGCAGCCGTTTCAGCCGTAGTCTTAGCTTCATTCTCCGCTTCCTGGATAGCTGGAAGGATATTTTCTTTGAACAGGTCCACAAAAGCCTCCATTCCTTCAGCTTTTTCGATTTTGAACGTCTTCTGAATACGTTCCGCATACTTCTCTGGCACGCCTTTCGTCTTACATGCCGCCTTGATTAAATCTAAAATTGTCATAAGAGTTTTCTGTTTAAAATATAAGGGAGGGAAAGTTTTTTCTTGCAGGATTCAGAATAAGTGTTCATCTTTGTGGTGTCCTAAATTCTCAGATGGCGGGTAACCGCTGAACATATTTTTGTATTGGTACTCTTGTACCCATACATGAACATATAACATAACGGTTTCGTACCCCCTTGATATGGCTTAATGGCCATAACTGCCATCTGAGGTGTAGGACAAAGGGACAGGCGAAACCGTTCTTTTGTCTATCCACTTACAACAAACAATATTCAATCATGTCCAAACTCAGAGAAAATTGTTTGTCGGGAAATAATAGTACCCAACAACCAACGGCCAAACCCTCCGAAATGGGTAAGTACCCCACTCCTGAACTACAAGCCGCATTCAATACCGGCCGAGAAATCGGAAGAACCGAAGGAATGCTATACTACATCAAACATGCTTCCGAAAATATGCAAAAGGAAGCTGAAAAATTAAATTCGAAATTGCAGACGCAAAAAGCGAAAGTATAGAAGGTATCGCCATCTGCTTCCGGAAAAAGTTTTTCTGATTTATATATTATCTCAGAAAGACGTTACGTGGCAGTTGCGTCAATAGGAAATTTAGAGGGCATTGGGTGTATTCTGTAAACTGCCACTTTACTACAGAATCCCCTTTGCCCTCGCTTTTTTCGGATATATGAAAAAGTTATCACTAAATGCAAGAGAAATCGCGAAAGTAAACAATGTGGCTATCATGGCCGGTAATGATGCAAAGAAGTTGGTTCCCATCAAACCTATTTGTGAAGCACTGGGAATTGATTATGCTTCACAATTTACCAAAATAAAAAATGATGAAGATTTATCTTCAACCGTTGTGCTGAGCACAATAGTTGCTACAGACGGAAAAGAAAGAGAAATGGTATGCTTACCGATGGAATTTATCTTTGGTTGGTTATTTACTATCAATCCCAAAAATGTAAAACCGGAAGCACAAGAGGCTGTCCGAACGTATCGGATGCAATGTTATCATGTCCTATACGAATACTTCGCCTCTTACGCCAGCTTCGTCAATCAAAAGCAGAAACGACAAGCAGAAGACTGGGCCCGTATCCAAATCCTCAAAAAGGAGTTCCATGAAGCGAAGAACAAACTAGCCAAAGCTACAAAGCAAATGAACATGACGGTAGACTACTCATTTGAGCAATGGAAGGCCAACGGGAAACAGCTTATTCTCGACTTTGACAATTAAAATTCCGAAATCGTTAGACAATTAGGAGATTATTTATATTTTTGCAAAAAGAAGGCGGTTTATAAGCAAGTCGTGGATTGTAGTTCCACGGGGCTACTTATGAATCGCCTTTCTTCTTTTCCAATAACCTTAAAATATTTATACTATCCGAAATGCTATATAAAGTCGTACTTCCATCGGCTTGTTCTTTTACAAGAATCCAGGATTTTTCATTTTCTATCGTTGTTTCGAATAAGTGAACAATAGCATTATATCCGTGCTTATCATTTCCGCAACCAAGATATTCAGCCTCCTTTATCACAGAAGCTATATCCAAAAGCATTTCATTCTTCTTCTCGTAATATTTGTGTGGCTGGTTCAACCACTCTTTTATACCACGACCGGTAATCTGTATATCTTTCCGAAAATCTTTATTCCGAATAACAGTTTGTTTTAAAGAAGAAGCCTTTTCCTTGATCTCCTTAAATCTCGCTTTACCGGACGCTACTTTAATCGAATCCTTGGGCTTTCCATCCCCCAGCAACCATTCCGCAAACTCCTCATGATCCATCATGACCGGTGTAGCTATACAGATGCAGAACGGATGCCAGCCCGTAAACTTAAAATCCTTCGAGTATTGGCCAGCCTTTGCATCACACACAGGACACGGACCGTGATTCGATGGTGAACGTTCCACCTCATAACCAGTCACGAAGTCCATTTTCTGCCAACGTTCGTAATCGGCAGTTCGAAAAGCCTTATTGGTTTCCGTTGCTGCTAAACGTAGGGCATTTTTGTAAGACGAACGATAAACACCCTGTCCTGGATGATAGTCTTTCATTGGCTGGGATAGAACCAGCTTCCCATTCGCATCCCTTACCCGTCGGAAATGACGGTTGGGTTCGTTTAGCAATTGCCGTATATCTTGGCTGATCAACGCCGACGGACGACCGGAAGACAATCCGGAAGAAAGGTAATACTCCAGATTATCCATGGCCCCGTCCGTTATGTCCCAGACACGGGAGGATATGGTTTTACCAAATTCATCTTTACGTTTCAATAAAGTATTCAGCGCATCGGCATTCCGGGAAAACAATTTTTCCCTTAGCGTAGCGGAGATAGCCATATCCTTAATATAGCCCGTTACCAGTTCATCCGCTTTCCTATTGCCTAAATTCCATACATCGGTAACTGTATTGGATATATTGCTTACGAGCTGCGTGTGTAAATCATCCAACAGACGTTCTATTTGCTTTTCAATAGTAGCATTACCTATCCATACACGGTCGCCGCCATGATCCGACCATTTAGCCAGAAGAGATCCTACCCTACGAACAAACTCGTCAAACGAATACTTTATGCTGCCTTGTTGCCGGAACAGACGTTGCAGGAATTGTCGCTCATGAAATGATAGTTCTTTCATTCTCCATATCCCATTGTCAGACCAACCATGTTATTACGTTGCGCAGCCGTATCCTCCTCTTCCTTCATCAGCTTCATTTCTTCGTCCAAGTCTTCTGTTAGCGGAGAATGAGCCGTAACCGTGCGCTGAGCGTTAATCGGTTTGCCTCCATTGGCAATAGATAAGGTTTGCAGGGTTTCAGCCAAATCTTCCGGCAAAATGGAACCAAATTCCACATCGATCAGGTTGTTCACCAATTGAGGACGGTACTTGATGTTGGTAATATTGCATATCCCAGCCAACACGACCGACACGCAACGCTGAACCACCGGACCGAACGTTTCCATGTTCTCACTCGCCTTGATAGTTGCATCCATCAGCATGAATTTACGAGCGACACCGGACAGGTTGCCAATGCCTTTCAAGTTATCAAAAGAAAGATCCGGCGTAGATGTACCAGCAAATTGTTCGTTTTTCGTTTCTTCCAATTCTTTATCTACAGATGGCTGGGAGCCAGTCCATGTCAAATAATCGGCATCGCCATGATATTCCTTGCCAGATACTTCATCAACCTTAATGGGGAAATTAAGGTCTTTCCCGGTTGTTTCCTTAGAAGGTAAATCAGAATCGCCATACGTTTTCAAGATTGGTTCCGCAAAGTAGTCGTTAGTGTCGGCCATACGGGACAAACGCATTTCCCGCGCATCCATGATACCGGCAACCTCGTCCCATTCCGGTTGGAAAACATCTGCATACACGACCGGAATCTTTCCGAATAGATTGGGAACCTCTTTTATTACCCAGCCACCCATTTCATCGATAGCCGTAATAATCTTATCTGCCGTCCAGATTGTACAACTGTTCCGGATCATACCATTAGAGTTCACTTGGTAACGATGAATAAAGGCATCCATATCGTCGTTATCATCGAAGTGGGGATAAAATTCAGAGAAAGTATTTTCATTACGGGGAACGGAAAGCGTTTTCACCTTCAACTCCGTAATCAAGTTGCCGTCTAATCCTTTGGAAGTATACGGATAGAACACAAGAGCAGCCTTACTTTCAGAAAGTACCTTACGGGCGAACGACTTCAAGACGGATTGCATTTTCAATCGGCGTTCCCATACACGTTTGAATTCTTGAAAACCATCGTTCTGATCAGTTCCCGTAATCGTCATTTGCCCGCCAAACAAGAAGGCGACAGAGGTACGCACCTCCTTTTTCGGAAAGTTGGTAACGATACGTGCTACATCTACGATCTTATCTTCCAGTCGTAACGGCTCACCATTCTTATCTTTCAAGGTTTCCGAATAGACAGCCAACCGTTTCGGTTCACGCCAACCGACAGAGGTCTTACGCCGACGGCGCTCACCGTGGTATTCTTTGTAATATTCTCTTGGTTCCCGATATTCAATCGTATCGACACATAACGAACTGACTACCTGCCCGAAATCTTCATTTGCAAGAATGTCGTTTATACTTGGCATATACTTTTTCTCATAAAATATATGCCAAATAATTATTTACTTAAAATATGATGACTTTCAATTTTTAAAGTATCAATATTCACTCTCATCTCTTTTATCACACAAAGAGGATGAACTTTTTTTAAACGCCTTATAAAATCTTCTCTATTAAAGTTTTTGTTTTTTTCAATTCGACAACCTAAATAAATTTCTTTTATAGCCCCAAAACAACATATATTTCGTTTCTGTGGACTAAGTGCCACCATCCTGTATTCTTTCTCATATTTCCAGCACATAGGTTTGGTTGTCAACATTTTTATCAGAAAATTTTTATAATGAGATTCATCATCCGAAAATTCTACTTCAGGCCTCTTCTGTTCTGGCTTAACTGGATATATTTTATATCCTGATATTTTCTCCAATTTGTCTATATCAAATCCAACACAAATACCTTTATGAGAATCCGCATAATGAGCCCATAACAAATCGTTTTCACAATCAGATGATACACAAAAAACGCCATACTTCTTTAACTTTTCTTTAATAGAAGGAGTCAATATATCTTGTATCCTTGTTACAACTTCCTCACTTTTCCAATCAATATCATTGAAATATGGCATAGTATCCATCCATGGATGGATTTTCAATATTTTCTCCTTTGTAATATCCCTATATCTAGGAATAATTTGACCTTCACAAGGATCATTTAAACTTTCAAAATCAGACAAATAAATTTCTCCATTAAATAATAGTTTCCATGTAAACTTATTCAATGAACCATCTTCTTTATACAAACTTCTATACTTATATAGAGTATTTCCATTCATAACTAACTATTTTGAGAACAAAGATAATATTTACCTTCCTTTTGCCACCTGCCGTACCCGATTATTTTTGCACAACCCGATGAACTCTACATTCTCGGCAAGGATCGTCATACCATCCGGAGCATCATCATGCTTATTGCCACCTTCTTTCTTATATCCGGTAAGCGCTTTCATAAACCGATCGTAATCCGCACCTTTCTTATACTCACTTTCTTCCAGGAAATAGCAATGCTTCTTAATCCAACCAGACTTCAACAAGATACGTGTATCCTTATTGGCTGTTGTTGGTTTCGCCTGAATGATACATTTCTCATTCTTTGCCTTTACAGCCTTACGGACATTCAGAGCAAACAGACGGCCGCCGTTATTGCTTTCGATACGCATATTGTCGCAGCGGGTGTCAAGAATCAAGGAAACTAACTTCGGTTCGGTAATCTCGACATTATCTTTCGTAAACAGGACATCGGTAATGAAATACTTTGTACCGAATACTTTGGCAATCGGTGCACAGAAATCGTCGTCTCCTTCATCGGCCACATCGGTAGCACCGATCACGCCATCCGGCTGTTTACCTTCGATATCTACCAGCTTGAATCGGTTTAATTCTGATTTAGGGAACAACAATCCAATAGCCTCGATCGGTTCCTGCATATACTCGGCACACCAGATGGAATCGTCCGTTTCCTCCCGTAATTCATGGTAATACTCCGTCGTATGCACATCCTCACAGAAAGAACAATCGTTCTCATCCAATGCGGCAATACGGATAATCTCGTCATACTTCCCCATTTCCTCCATACGACCAAGAACATCCGTAGCCGACCAACGGGTACCGATGTCGATCGAACAACAGTTCCCCTCGATACGGGAATCATGTGTTCCCTGCTTCCAAGACCAGACCTTTTCGTTATTGGTGTCAGATAGTGCATCTTCCAAACTCTTATACAAGTCGTCGGTCATGGCCAACATAGACGCACCGAAACCGATTACCGTACCGCCTACACCGGCCCCGAAGTAACTCACCTGTCGAGCAACTTCCAAGCTCCAGCCGTGCACATTCTGTTTATCCCCTCGCAATTGCACATCCGGGAATATCTCTTTGAACCGGGAAGAGCGGACAATGTCGCGTGTATCATAAGATAGTTTATTATACAGTGTATCGGAACAACAGTTGCGCATGACCGACTCTTCCGGGAAATGGCCAAGCATCCACGAAATGAACAAGGATGATATATAGGACTTCCCGGCACGTGGCGGCATGGAGACGGCCAGCCGACGAATCACACCCGACAAATACGATTCGTACACCCGCGTAAAAGCGTCCGCCACCTTCTTCAAAAACAAACGCTTAGCGAAGAACTTAGGATCATGATATAAACAATAGGCCCAGAAATCATTCCGAGCCTCCCGTTTGCGCAATATGGTCGCAGCCTTCGCCTGCCTGATCAATATTTCTCTCTTACTCCTTTTCGCCACGGATAATTGCTGCTAGTTCTTCATCTGACATCGATTCCAATTCATCACCCAGTTTGACCTGGTTCTCCACTTCTTTCTTATCACGCCACTTGCCAGGTTGCCGGTTCTTCAGCCAGAAAATGGCGGCAGTTGTGTCCGGAGGGTAATGTTCGATATACTCCACCTTATCCGTAATCTTACCCTCGTTGGTAGCGAACTTCGTCGCTCTGGCATCGTAACCAATCGCACGGCTATAAAGTCTCGATGCTACATTTGCATCTGCTACAGCTTTTCCCTTTTTTAAGGACTCAAGAAATTGAGGAAACTTCTTCTTCCAACTATTCAACGTTTGTTCCGAAACAGAGAAGAATTCAGCAATCTCCTTATCTGTTGCACCTAACAGACAAAGTTTTAGAGCCTGCTCTGCATATTCTTCTCTATATTCAGACTTACGCCCCCTACTTTTCTTTTTTACTTCATTCTTCTCTGACATACCTAACCAAAACTAACGAATCGGGACAATTCCGCCTTCAACTCAGGTAAACTTCCATTATCTAAATAGAAAGAAGAGCGCATTTTACCTTCTTTCTTTACACCACGCATTGACTTACACAAGTGTTCTCCTTCTAGCACTATACCCATTGCCAAAGGTGGATATTCCGAACCTAACGCTTCATGAATCATCACAATGATATCTTTCGCCAATCGCTCTTGTACCTGTAATCGTGCCGCACAATAATCAACAACACGACCAACTTTCGATATGCCCAATATCTTACCTTTGGGATTAGGAATATAAGCAAACCAATACTTCCCAAAGAAAGGCATCATATGATGTTCGCACATTGAATAGAATCCACCTGAATCTGCGATAACACTATTACAAGAAAGACCATCCACTCCATTAGGAAAAACCGTTATTTTAGGCACCTGTGCCAGATCATATCCACGAAAGATCTCTTTCCACATTCTTATGATACGATCCGGTGTTCCTTTTAATCCTTCTCTACAAGGGTCCTCACCGATAAAAGAAAGGATCGTTCTTATCGCACATTCAATATCTTGTGTGTTTGTAAGCTTAACTTCCATTTTGAGTTTGTTTTGATAAAATTGATTGTTTCATTCAAAATTTCTGCGTTCTTGGCTTTGTCTTTGACATCGCACGGTTGCAAATAATAGCTATCTTCATAAGTGGTTGACAAATTGTCATATTGGCTCATATCTTGTCCTCGATATACCACTTTCAGCTCATCTATACGCTGGATTCTGACTTCCTTATATTTGGGGCTGCATGTGATCCAGTCTATCATAGATTCCAAACCATCTCTGAGCAACAACGTTCCGTTGGTTTCAATCTGTACATACTTTTTCGCTTCGTGCATTTTATAAATAAGTGAAGCTGAGAGTTGCATTGTTGGTTCTCCACCTGTGATTACGATATGTTTTGCCGGATATTTTTCTATTTCCTGCATTATCTCATCTTCGGTAAGCTCTTTGTATGATTTATGATCTGTATCGCAAAAATCGCAAGCCAAATTACATCCAGCAAAACGAATAAACACGGATGGAGTTCCTGTAAACCGTCCCTCTCCTTGAATGGAGTAGAAAATCTCATTTACTTTCATAATTTTTCCTCCTCTTCTTTATCTTTTACATAAACAGCAATATTACCTTCGCTTTCCTGCACTTTTGTTTTGTAACACTCTGGAATCTGTTCCGTAATCCATTTAGCAATATTTTCTGCAGTTGGATTGAATGGTAATAGTTCATTGAAATTGCCATGGTCAAGCCAGGAATGAATCTTTTCTTTGATATGCTTGAAATCCACCACCATCCCGTCCGCATTGACTTCCTTTGCCTTACAAAATACGGTAACAATCCAATTATGACCGTGTAAATTCTCACATTTACTTTTGTAGGAGAGGGTTAACCTGTGACAACCTGCAATCTCCATTTTTTTTGATACGTAATACATAACCATTTATCTTAGTATATTTTAAATTAATCGTCCTCATATATGGTGGTATCAATTATTCCAGCTTCCCATAACGCCTCCTTGCGTTCTAAGCATGTGGCACATTTTCCGCAATGTTTCTTTCCTCCCTTATAGCAAGAATACGTCTTTGAGTAATCAATATCTAATTTCTTTCCATGAGTAGCTATATCCGACTTCGTTATATTAGTGTACGGGGCATCAATCGTGATCCCCCCATACGTTCCATTACGCATAGCAGTTGACATAGCTGTTATAAAAGCGTCCGTACAATCCGGATATAACGAATGATCGCCTGAATGATTCGCTATAAAGACTTTTCCCAATCCTCGGCTCTCTGCAATACCGCACGCTATGGATAACATGATTCCGTTACGGAAAGGCACAACGGTCGATACCATATTCTCGATCTCGTACCGCCCATCAGGAATAGCCTCTGCCCCTTCCAATAGTGCGCTTTTGAAATAGTTGTGTATAAACCTCAACGGTATCACGATATGCTCAACCCTTAACCTCTCACAATGATACGATGCAAACCCGATTTCCATTTTGTTATGGCTGCTTCCGTAGTCGAACGTGATAGCCAGTGATATTCTCTCTATTTTCTCATACAGAAGGGTAACAGAATCCATACCTCCCGATAAAATTATCAAACTATCTTTCATATTATCTTATTAAATTATCTATTATAAATACCTTTCGACGTATCTCTGATACTTCACCCACTCACTAAAATTACGCCTATTAGCCAGATCGTGATCTTTTACCCTCATACCTTTCGGCGGATCTTGATATATCATCTTTTCACCATCGAATGAGTAAATCTGCCCGAATCTTGCACCAGATAACCAAGTCGTGCTATCTACACTGTCAAACCTTAAATACTTAAGGTATGTCGTATTCGTGAACCCAAGCCCATGGATACGGGAACCGGCCGTGTGCGCCTGGTCTATGAACCATTTAAGGATCATCGGGTTCTTTCTTATCTTTCTGCCCTCATCGGTGGCCAATGTCGTACCAATAGCTACATAAGGATAATCCTCGCACATCTTGACAAAATAATCCTTTCCCCTATTGGAATGCCAAACCGGGATAGGGTTCCTGCCAGTCCTATCCTTGAGGTATTCTCGGTAATACTCAACCTTATCAATCCCAACAACAATATCTATATCAAGCTCAAAAAATAGCCTTATATTGTTTTTGTAGACAAAATCCGCGTATTTCCTTACATATCCATCCCAATCGAAATTATTGTTCTTCCCGGAGAACGCGGAAAAAGCCCCACTATCCAAAATATGTCTATCCTGGTAGACGAAACTATCGCAATTTCCTGACTTATGCTCCCAGAAAGAACTTAAAAGATAAATATCTTTTGTATCTAAATTCCATCGCTTGGCACATGTTTTATAACTGGCTAAATATAGGATCATAGCTCTATTTCCTTTCCACAATGAGGGCAAACCATCGTCTTTCTTTTATTCTCAACCTTATCTGCACCCTCAAAGAAGCGGTCTACATCTGTCGGTATATCATCAAATGGAAGCTCCAACTCCCAATCACCAAGCTCGTCAATACCAAAATCTTCAACCACAGCTGCAAAATCGAACATAGAAGTATCTGATGTATGGTTATCAGCCAGAGCCAAAAGCTTTCTTTTTTCATCCTCTGTAGACAAATCCGTTCTTCTGATCGCTATCAATTCATTTCCATCAGACTCAACAATTCGGACTTTCAACCCCAGTTCTAAAGCCTGCTCATAAACGCCATTCCCGGCAATAATAACATCGTTCTTATCCAGAAGAATAGAACGACCGGTTCCACAGTCCTCCAGGCTCTTTTTAATAAGTCTTTTATTCTTATCCGTGTGGATACGATAATTCCGAGGGTCATACTTCAATTCAGCCATAACTTTTATTCTAAAATATAACAGAGAAATCTATTAACCTAAATACAGTTGCAGTTCCCGGATAGCCTGTTCCACGCTCCGAACAATCACATACTTACTACCTGCCATTTCAACCTGGCGTTGGTATTCCTTTTGCTCTGCAGACTGTTTACCTGTAGATGTCTTGAACTCTAGACAAAGAGAAGCATATCCCTTTTTCGGTATCTGAAGGATTACATCGGCCACTCCACGTTTAACGCCTTGGCGCTTCATATTAGCCGCTTCTATTTTATGCCGGCTGCCACCGTTCGGGACTGCAAAAAGAAGTCGATCCGGCAAATTAGGAAAGAATAAAGGAACCTTGCTGAAAAACTCCGACTGAATCCGAGCTTCTTCGTTATCATGGTGTTGCTTTTGTTTTGGAGGGTTCTTTTTATCAGAGTAACAGTTATAGCAGATATGTCCTTCTTCTGTTTTGATCACAGAAACTGTTTCCCGGCCACAGGCTATACATTTTTGCGTTTTCATAATCTTAGTTTCATATAAGATATAAAGAACAGAAAGAAAGCCCTCAGGATTACCAAGGGCTTTCTTAACTCACTTCTTGCGTGATTTGAGCTTAATCCGTCTCATGGATGTGCTTTTCAACCATTCTTTCACTTATGGCTATGTTTCGATTTCCTCCACATCCATTGAAACAATACCCAATCAGATGCTCACCGACATATACATATTCACCTTCCCTGTTAGGATAGGTACATTTATATAGTCGTCCTATCAGTAACTTTTTAACTTTCATCTTTTTATTAGTTATTTTTTATGATTACGCTTATTCATTTTCTTCTTCTTACGATCTTTCTTGATCTGTTTTTCGCTTCTTCCGGATTTGGAAGAAGAACCTTTCCATGCCGGTGGTTTATTTTCCCACATCGGGAGGCTGGCTTCTATTTCATCCAGAAAAATAGGCTCTTTAGGTACTAGCGTATTGTAGTAGATATACTTGTTGTCCATGACTCAGTTCTTTTTTAAATATTATTTTAAATCATCAATTTCATAACTCCAACTCATCGCATCTTTTTCTATGATGTTATCAGCAAGCCATCCAGCCGCAATGGAATCTTCAGGAACTTCCCACGCTCCGCTATCGTAGTTTTCTATTAGATCATCATATACTTCTTCTGGAACTTCTATATCCTCTAAGCCTACTGTGTAAGTAACCGTTACGGTCAAATTCTTTATAGTTTTCATGACTCAATTATTTTTTAATTATTAAAGTTGCAGTAATAAGTACTTTCTTACATCTCCATCCAAATTTCCGAGCTTTTGACCAATATTCATACCTAAAGAAAGCAGTAATACTATCTTTCTTGCAATATCTTAAAGTAAGATAATTAGGTCTGTCCTGAGGGTCAAAAAGCATCCACATTTTTTGAGGTTTCATGACTCAACTATATTTATTATTTAATTTGTTCTCGCATATAGTTAATCCAATTCAAATACCATTCGCGGGATTTTTCTTTAGCTTTTTCTTCATTCTCAATACCTTCATAAAATTCATCTTCTTTTGAAAACGGATCATACTCAATAAATTTCTCGGTATTGCAGAATGGGCAAGGAATATCGCCCACTCCATATAAATTCCCGTTTTCGTCACATTTATCCAAATCCCATAGATATCCATTGATACAACGAGCATCTGAATAAGATGCACCAAAAAATGGAAATTCAGGACATTGCTTATTTTGTTCGCTCATGATTCACTTTTTTTTTAGATATTAATTTCATATTTAGCTTTTTCACAGCAATCAGCAATCCAGCCAGCCAGGTACGCAGTTTGTTCATTTCCGGAGATTTCGTCTCCTATGCATTGAAGCAAGTCTCCGACGGCGTGTATGACCTCGTGAGTGACGGTTCTATGTGTAAGCCTGCTTTCATCATAAAAGACAATTAACGCGCCGTAATTTCCCGTCTTTGTTTCTTCGACGCATTGCACGAAATCTGTTTGAGGGACATCTTTAACAGGGGTACCATCTGTGTAATCAACGAACTTCTTTAATATTTCGTCTCTGTCTTGTGCAATGGCTACCCATACCTTGAATGGGTATATTTCCGTTTCGTATTTCTTTAAAATAGCTTCACTCATATCTTTTTAGTTATTAATAAAATACTTATTGCATCTAAAAACCTTTACGAGGAGAAAAGTCTTTAAACTCACAACTCATATAAAGTTCTTTCCGATCAGCCCAATGGGCCATATCTTTCTGCCATTGCGGGATGACCTGACGCGGATTGCTCAAATCACGGAAAGGTTGGCAATGCGGTACAAATCGACGGCTAACACTTTTCCAATAATTGACCCGGTGAAACGACTCTTTAAAGTCCATCAAGATGCAATAGAGGAAATATTCGCCTTTGTAACCGTACTTGTCAATCAGCTTCGCTGCCCGTTCGACATCGGCGATCTGTCTCGGCGTATCACATCCAAAGCGAATACGTTTTATCCATTTGACTTTTGCCAATAGCAGGGCAACGTCGTCTGTCACCAACCGAGCGTCCAACCCTTGATTGAAGTCCACCCGAAGTCCAAGACGGACGATCTTTTCTATTTGTTCCAATCCGTAATCCGATGCAAGCACGTTGTTGTCCATAAGAATTAAGTTTGTCCGTCCTTCAATGGCTATCTCTTTCACATCCATGTAAGGCCTGATGTTACCTTCTTTTTTGGAAACCACACACCACTTGCATCTATTGGAGCATCCCCGAGTAAGGAAACCGTAAGCCATCTTGCTGTCAATGGAGGAATAGATCGAATAATCAGGTTGCAACTGGTCTATATTGTCGGGCAAGGCCTTATGCAGGTCGTACCCTGTTCCGCCTTGTTCTATTTCCTTTGCATTGATGTAGTAACCATAATCGGGTGTAAAGCTGAAGACTTTCGCCATGTACACTTTATCGTAGCGACAGAGAGGATTATACCATTCCACATTATCGCCACTCGCCTTATGGCTGGCGCTGATCTTCATTAATGCCAGGTTAGGATAAGAACTATCAACAGCCAATAAACCAATGTTCATTTGTTTTCTCCTTTCATCAATTGTTCAACAGTAATAGGAACTACACGAGAAACAGCATAATAGGCGTTATTCGTCAATTGGCGTTGCCATGCTGAAAAACGGGGTGACCAGCGAAAACCGTTATGTTTGAGATTTGAAATAACGTCTGGTTGCGGCTTTGTGTCGAAAACTATCTGCACCCTGTCCTCGGAATAGTTTTTGATTACCCGGCCACCCTCGAAAAGTATTTCGGTATCTTCTTTATTTAACCTTACTTCCTGAGCTTCGCATACAGCTTTCGCCATTTCAGCAAGTTTAAAGAATTTATGACGTTCAGTAATGATAGAGGATTGTTTATTTAGCTCTCTAACATAGGCAATTGCCTTTTCTACAATTATCACATCACCGCGCTTTGCGTATGTTTCAACTTTACCGTAAATACTGGAAACAAACAAGGCTTTATTGTATCCTCTTTCCGTACCGTCATTGATACCCTTAATTGTAGAAGCAGAGAAATATATTGAGCGTTTAAGTCTCGTCCATTCTTCCTCTGCTTTTTGTTCTTTCGGTTTTGCATCTTCTATCTTACGAGATATCGCCTTGAGTGCTTTTTCTCTCCATGTTCTAAATTCATTTACAGCATTGTCATAATAATTATTCATCTTCTCATTTCGTCTTGAAGGGAAACGTGCTGGCCCCGTTATCATGGCACTCATGATGCGAGAATGTTTGTAAAATAAAGTACGAACCCATTCTTTGTATTTCGTAATATAGTGCTCCTTCTCGTTTTCCGGCATATTTTCAAGGTCGGCATTCAATTCCTTTTCGCAATCACGAATATACAGAGCGGCTCGCTCTTCCGGGTTGAAACTCGTAGAATAAAAAGCGTCACAAGCGCATTTCCAAAGTTCTTCAAGGTTGACATCGTATTTCCACTCTGTAACAACCCAGGAGCCTAAGTCTTTGTCATAAATAACAATTTCCTCGTTGTTGGAAATACGGATTGCAGTATGTGTATAGTCGCAACTCATTAAATTTTGGCTTAACTTCTTTCCTCTCCAGTTAAAAAGCCATTCACCTTGTTCCGGATTTGCTATACTCACCACCTTAAGTGCACGGTGATAGTTCTTTTTTGACAGTAAAACTTGTTCGGTATTACCGACCTGTATTTTATTTTCTTGCATTATAGTTTCTTGTTTTTTAATATTTACACCTTATATTTTCGTTCAAAATCATACTTCCTAAACTCATGGTACGCTTGTTCCAATGTTTTAGAAGTCCTATCGCCTTCCGGTATATCCCAGCTTTTGGAATTATTGATACTATCATCCATGGCCATAGCCCCCCTTTCTTTCTCATACCGGCCAAGCCATTCTAAGATAACAGCCCCGTCTATCCGATCATAAACCTTTCCATACAATCCCTTTTTCGCCCGATTAAAACATAGCTTGAAATCATCAGGCTTAAAGAAATAGTATTCATCAATAATCAGATCAACTGTTTGTGCGACTTGCACCGCTCCGATCGATTTTCCGACATTGAAAAAATCTATCAAATCATTCAAGACTTTTACCATAAATCCACGAAGATGCGTCTCTCCAAATTCTTTGTTCATAACCGCTATAGAGCAACTTGGGCTATCAAACACGTCATTTACTGTTTTGGGCCGCAGACTGTTGTAATATGGCATCGGCAAGGTGCCCAAGATGCTCACGCTCGCGTCTCTTGTTTTCGGCATCAGTTCCGGAGGAAGTACGCCTGTTGTTGAGTCTATCTGTGAAAACAGTTGTATTGCTTGTTGTTTGTCCATCTTGATATTTTTCTAAATCACGTTTCGCCCATTTGCGGAACGTAAGGTTTGCACTAACGTACTTTTTGAGCAACTCTCGATAGTTGTGCATCGAGACAAGAGTGTCCTGGATTAACTGAAGCGAGAAATCTCGCTTTATTCGTTCGAATTGTTCTTCCGTAAACGGCTCTTTCAGTTTAGCCACATTAGGAGCATTCGCAGCAATCCATTGCTTGAACTTTTCAAAATTTTCATTCTTGGGTTTCTCCGGTTCGGGGTCAGGGTTGCGCGTGCCTGCGCGCGTATAACCCTCCTCTCCTTTACAATCCTCTCCTTTACTCTCCTTTCCAGCAGGAGTAGTTTCGAATATTCCCGACTGTTCGGGATTATTCGCGAATGTTCCCGAATTGCTTTGTTTTTTGCCCGAAAGAACGTTTTCTATTACTTCTGCAGGAATTTTTGACTTTTGCGGTTTGTCGATGCGCTCACTGGAAAAGTCCATCACGTAGTAGCTTTTGTTTTCGAATGTAAAAGGTACAAGGATAGAGTTTTCAATCAGTTCTTGCAGCCACCCAGAAACCTGCTGCTTACGAATATCTTCGCGGGCAGGAAAGACTTTCGACTTGATGATAGTTTCATTAGCTAAAATGACACCGCTATCATCAGCAAAGTTTTTCATGCCTATATAAAGCAGACAAGCCGGAAGAGATACGTTCGAAAACCTTTCATCTTCCCAAAATTCCGGTACTATAGTTCTAATTCTTGGCATATTTATACAGTCATTCTTTCAGGAATTCCCATCAAATCAAACAAAGTAGGAGCCTCGACTTCCATTTCAATCTCACGCAAATAAGTAAGGCTATCTTTCCAATAGTCATAATTAAGTTCCGTAGAAAGACCTCTACGGCCTAACTTGACAGCACAATAAGGGACGGTTCCAATACCACCAAACGGATCAAATACCAATTCGCCTTTGTTTGAATACCGTTCAATCAGCCTTTCAACGATGTCCAACTGAAGAGGGCAAATATGATTCTGTCGTTTCTTTTGCGACTGTTTGGTGTTAAGCGTCCGCATACGAACCACATCATCCCATATCCAATCCTTTTTGCTTACCGGATCAACGGCCATAAATGTCTTTGGCAGTTTCCCGTATGCATCCAGCTCTTCAGCAAATGAAACGTGCTCTTCATAGTTGTAGATATGTTCACGTTCGTAGTTACGGAACAAATGCCGAATCTTATCTATTCCAGCACCTTTCATATCTTCGTATGACAACAATGAATTGCCGGAAGACTTCCAACTTGCATGGGCATCGATCTGCCAACGGGCCAGCGAGTATTCGCTTTTGTTTTTGGTTACAGGTAGATCTGCGTATGCACGTGACGTATCTGTTGGCAGTTTGCGGAAAAGCAATACATATTCTGGGCAACCTATACCCATCTTAGAGCCGTCTTTGCACATTTCTGTATAACCCAATCTGTAAGTTTGATTATTCTCCCTTACGACATCCGTATCTACCGTGATACGTCCCATGTACCGGAATCCATGTTTCATGTAATGGAATACTGTCATTTCGCTAAACGGATCGATAGTCGGCATACCGTCGCCCGTAGCATTCCCAAACAAAACACGGTCTTTTACATGAATACAGGCAAGACGGCCGGGCTTCAAGATACGCATTAGTTCCGGCGTGAGGTAATCCATCTGTTCAAAGAACTTATCGTTATTCTCATTATGACCAAAGTCATTATAAGTAGGCGTGTACTCGTAATGGTTGGAAAACGGAATACTGGTTACGATCAGATCAACAGAGTTGCTTTCCATCAGCTGACATTCCAATACATTGTCATTGTTAATAGCTCTCCATAACTTCCCGGATTTTTCCTCACGTCTAGCGAACATCCAACGCATCATCTTTTCTTCTGCCTTTAATCCAAACAGACCATTAGCGTGTACTATATCGGTCATTTTAGAAACCATGTCGTTATGCTGTGCCCACTTCTGCATAAAGTTCTTGTATATCTCTCCCTCGCTTTCTGCATAGACCAAATAAAGATCAACGGGATATTTTTGCATAAACCGATAAATACGGGCTATCGCCTGGAATTTGTCATTGAACCGGTAATCTATAAACATGATCGCCTTATGGCAATGATATTGGAAGTTTAGACCTTCGCCTAGCATTTCCGGTTTAGCTGCCAAGTATTTTAACCGTCCATCTTTAAAGTCGGATATTATCTTATCGGCTTCATCATCATCTTGCGAACCATATACGGCCTTACAGCCAGGAACAGCTTTGCACAATTTCACTCGTTCAGATTCCAAATCATGCCACAAAAGAAAATGATCGTCTTTGTTCTCTGGCCGGTTGATGATTTCCACTACACTGGCTATCTTTTCAACCATATTATCCCTACGTTCCTTTGCTGCGTCTGCAAGTCCGAGAGCAGCCTCACGAAACATTTTCACCTGTCCGTCACGATCAGCTCCAGCCGTAGAATTGTCCACATTCACAATCTCTTCATGTACACGGAGTTCAGGCAACTCATAGCCAGTATCCGGATAACCGAGGTCGGAAGGCTTGGTTAGGAACAGCGCCCATGTAGATACCCACAACCAAAATTCTTTTTCCTTATGCGGATAAAGTGTCAAGTTATTCGCCTTCGTGCTGTCTCGCTGAAAGAATCGAGTAAGAGCCTGTCCGGTGTCCATCACACCAAGATAACCAGCATAATGTATAAGTTCCTTGTATCTGTTTGGCGAAGGTGTAGCCGTAGCGACAAACCTGTAAGGAACACCCGAGAACAACGGTAGAAACTCCTGATAGGTCTTGGTGCCGAATCCGCGCAACACGCTGGCTTCATCCAATGATGTTGCAGTAAAATAGGACGGATCTATTCTCACTCCATCCTCACCATCACGCACACGTTCGTAGTTTGTTACCATGATGTCGGTAGGACATATCATCACATCTGCCATAGTTCGGACATAAGTTACTTTCATGTGCAAGTGTTGTTCCGCTTGTGTTAGGAACTCGACTACCACACGCTTAGGGCAAACGATCAATCCCTTGCCTCCTTTATGGTTCAAGATTACCCGTAGTATTTCCAGTTGGGTGACTGTCTTTTGCATACCGAAGCTGGAGAATATAGCACGGCATCCACCGGCAACCGCCCAACGAACAGTATCTTTTACATGAGGATATAATGTCGGGGTAATTTCTTCCGAATTAATTTCAAATCCTGTTTGATGGCTGATAGCCATCTTATTTCTTAGAAATTCTATATATTCCATTCAACTAAATCTTTTATGCTATCAATTTCTGACGAATCAGGTTCATATTCTTTTTCACCAGTTTTACTATCTGGTCGTGATACTCACTTACACCATTGCAAACAGCTCGAGACTGGACGATATCCAGTGTCTTCAAGTTTACCTCTATCGTCTCGATACGCTTTCCGTCGGTATCTTTGGCAGACAGAATCAAACAATCCGACCGTTTATAATACCCATTACTATACACGCAATGGTGCATCGCCTTTCCTTCCTGATAAAACTGGGTTATACTCTCCAACGGGCAAATGACTATGTTGCCATCCGTGATTTTCATCCCAAAGAACTTTTTCATCCGTTCGTAGAAGCCGGCTATATCCTTCATGAGCTTTTCACGCCTACGGATAGCTGCTATACGGTTCCTTTCCTGTCTCAACTTGGCTTCTATTGCCGTTTTCTTTTTCAAGAGCCTATCATGTGCAATTTTCAGGTTCTTGGGACAGACATAATGCGCGTTACGCAAGTCCTTGCCGAAATAAGATAGTAAAGACATATAATCTTCCCACATAGAAGCGTCCTTAATGATGTAATGGTTGCGGTTGCAGATGTTGAACGACGGTTTATAGCGAAGTTGACAGAAGCCGTTTTTATACATGTGCTTCAACATGGATATTTGCCCGGTCTTGAGACACAGTTCCACATCATTTCCGCCTTTCAACAAGTCACGTATCAATTTTGACGGGGTTACATCCGGGAACCATCGATTCAGTCCCCGTTTTTTCAATTCCGGCAGCAGCTCTTTCCTTGGATAAAGCTCTCCATATATCGCATACAAATCACCGTAATAGTTATATGGATTACTTCCATATTCTCCTTTGATGCTGAGAGGTGAACTATACGCAAATCCGTTACCTCCCATATTAATCGGTCGGGCTATGATCGTACGTTTTCCGTCTTCACGAATCCACTCTTGAACCACTTCTGTAAAATCATAATACACCGGAGAAGTTTCCTTCCGAACATTTTTCCAGCATAGTATATGCCGGATCACCTGGAACCCGCCTTTCACTTGCAGGATGGACATATACGCCTCTTTATGGATCTTCTGCTTTCGACTGACTTTTACGTCCAGCAGATGATGACAATGGGGACATTCGATTTTTTCGCCCAATTTATCTTTACTCGTATTGACCCACATCTTACCACATTCGGAACACCATAGCTCATCCTTACATTTATAGGCAAGATGGCCAAACAGATGCTCTTTGGCCCAGTTTACCTGTTCCTTTGTGATGTCAGGCAGCTTTTCGCTTAACTCCGTCACCAACTTTTCCAATTTCGTTCTCGGTTTCATATTAAAACAGGCTCATTTGTTGGACACTCTCATCAACCTTCTTCTTGGCCGGCTTCTTTTTAAGCGATCGGTATTGCTCTTCGGTCAATCGTTTGATAGCCGCTTCACGGGCAGCATTCTTTTCTTCTTCCGAAAGTTCTACCTTATGAGAAGAAGAAGAAACAGAGCAACCGGCAGAAACTTTTTCTATCTTGATATTCTCTTCGTCATAATAATGTACGGCCATCCCAAAGACTTCTGCATCACTCATTACGACAGAAGTTCCCCGTTTACGGGCTTCTCCCATAATGTAACGGCAGCACTCATCAATACTCTTATTTGGATTGGTAAACTTCGGAGCAAACAGGGGATCTTCCACTGCTCTCTCCTGCAAATATTTCTGTATTGTATCTTTGAACTCTTTCATAACTTACTGGATTGTCATAGGCATTAATAAATAGGTAAGTTCTTCGCCCTCGGCTTGCTTTTCCGGTGCGATAAGAATAGCGGTACTGGGAGTACCGAAAGAAAGTATTGAACGATCGTCATTAATACCGGAAAGCATATCCTGTATCAAAGTTGCTTTTACGCCAATAACAAACTCTTTTTCGCCAAACTCTACCGGAATGGTTTCTTCTGCAGAAGTGGAATAATCCAAGTCCTGGGCTGATACAACAAGCTTATCATAACTGGCACTCAATTTTATAAGGCATGATACTTTACTTGAAAATACAGAAGTGCGCTTTATGGCTCCCAATAGTAATTTGGTATCTGCTTTCAGTTCAAGATTGTTAGATTTCGGAACAACAGCCCGCCAATTGGGATAACGACCTTCCACATTTCGAAAAGAAATTTCGTAATCCTCGAAAGAGATTTCTGACCAATCGCTTCCTACTTTAATTACCAATTCTTCTTCAGATAACGGGATTAACCCTTTTAACACAGATGCTATCTGCCGACTGATAACAACCGAACAGGTTTCCGTACAACGTTTATTTTTTCTCTTAAACAAACCGAGTCCATAGCCGTTAGAGGAAACAAATATAATTTCACCCGGAACCGTTTCAATAGATACGGAGTTCATGATAGGACGCAGTTCGTCTGTATCCGCAAAATTGATCACTTTGGAAATACCGTTATTGAATTCTTCTGCCGTAGTCTTGATTTTATCCAGGATCTCTGTCTTTTTCTTTTGCGGGAAAGGCTTCGAATCATATCCGACTACCTCAAATTTACCCCCATGATATTTAATAAGAATCGATTTATTGTCCGGATTGATAGAAATATCAAGAGGCTGCTCCGGCAATGTTTTCAGCCCATCAAGAATGGAGGCAGGAACACAAATTGAAAGATCTTCCTCTGCCATACATTCCAAACTGGCCGTAATCCGGCCTTCGTCATTGGCAGTCGTAATAAACAACCGTCCATCTTTGATTTCGAACAGGTAGTTGCATACTATCGGAGTCGTAGATTTCGACGGAATTATTCGAGAAAGTTGCTGCAATTTCGCAAGCAACATATTTTTTGAAACAGATATTGTCATTGTGCCTAATTTTATGGAAGGCACCAGGTAAGTAGTTATTTATCGGATATTTACAGGAAAGTTTAAGACAATATATATAAACACAAAAAGTTGGATCTCAAACTTTCGTTCAAAATCCAACTCGCTATTTCAACCGCAAATATAGAGGCTTTTTCTTAATCTACAAATTATTTCCGCCTTTTTT